CAAAACAGGCTATTTACAGGGGGTTCTTCAACGCTTTAGCCGGGTAAGGTCAACTGAATCATCAAGAGTTATGGAGCGGGCGATGGGAATCGAACCCATCGCCGCACGCGGCTAAGCGACTGAAAACACTAGTTAATCGTACCGGACGACCGTCCAATACCGTCCAACATCGACGCTACCTTCTCGACTGCCTCGCGGTGCGCATCTCCCACAACGTGCCCATAAATCTCGAGCGTTGTGCGCGCGTCGGCGTGGCGAAGCTGCCGCTGGACGACTTTCGGAGTCGCTCCGGAGTCGAGGAGCAGTGCTGTGTGAGTATGTCGGAATGCGTGAAGGCCACACCGCGGGATGCCGAGAGCGTCCAGCAGAGCCCAGAGGTGATACTCCACGACTTTGTTTGAGGAAGGTGGTCTATCATTGCGCGTCACGAAGAGGAATCCTTGCGAATTCGGCCTCCATTGTGCCCGGAAGAGTTTCAGAACTTCGATGAGCGCATCTGGGATTGGGAGAATGGTCTCGCTGGCTTGACTCTTGGCGGTTTGGATCTTCCCATACCACGCCGACCGGCGGATGTGCAGCAGCCGACGATCAAAGTCAATGTCCTGCCATTGAAGCCCGAGAGCTTCGCCGGCGCGAAGACCGTCCATCGTCAAAATGCAATAGAGGGTTCGCCACGGTTCTTCGGCGATAGCTAGGAGTTTTTGGAGTTGCTCGATCGTGAAGTGGGGTGCCTCATGGCGGGCGCCACGGGGTGGAAGCCGCAGTTTACTCACGTCGATCTGCGTGCAGTTGTAGCCCCAATCTCGGGCTGTGGACAGAATGGATGAAAGCGTGCCAAGGACGTTCAGGAGCGTCTTACGTGAAACGCCCTTTTCAACCACGCGGGTGACAAACGTTTGCTGATTCTCGACTCCGAACTGTTCGAGTCGAAGTTTCTCGAGTTGAGGAACGATGTAGCACTTTAGGTGCGACTTCACCGCTCGCGCAGAAGATGGTTGTTGTTTCGTCAGAATCTCCACCTTCCATCGATCCAAGAACTCACCGAAAGTAGCAACGCGGCCGGGCCGGTAATCGAGACCGTTAATGCGTGCGAGAAGCACTTCCAGCCGTCGCATTGCCAACGGCTTGGTGGGAAGGTCCCGTTTAGAGCCCAGGATCACTTCCCTTCGGATGCGCTTCGTCTCCGTGCCAACGATCACGTCTTCGCGGTACCGTCCCTTCCATTGGTTGCCTTGCAGGAACACAAAGCCCTTCTGAAAACGACGTCGAGCCATCAGGTTCCCTTCACCTGATGACCAACCATCCCTCTGTGCGAGGAGTGTAACAGACTCTTCGCGCGTGCCCAGCCTATCGCACGCCTTTTGCCGTTCAGCCACTTACGGTTTCCATTTCTCTTTCTTTTTGCTTTTGGATTGCCCGGTCAGAACTGTGAATAGCGCCCCTGTGACTTGCCCAGCCAGAGGCTTTTCCTGGAGACTATTTGTAGTGGGCGAAGTCGGCCCAATCACACCGTGGCGTGTCCCCCACGCTGCACAAGGAAAGTACGATGATCACCTCAGTAGACCGCATCAAAACCAAAGCAGCGTCCTACCATTCGCTCATTTGCCAGGTAATTGTGGACTCGTGGGCTGTTTACCACTTGCTTCGCGTCTTGCTCTCGGCGAAGTAGTCGGACGAACAACGGCGGTGGGTCAGTCTTCGCGACTGGCCGCCGCCGATTAAATACTCCTCATAGGCACTTCTAAATCATGTGTTTGTGGAATGCCGCGGCGTGCACTTCCGCAGCCCGCAGAATCAATGGTTTGCGGCAAGCTGTTTCAGGGGGTTTCTGGAACGGTCTTAACTTCACGGTTTCGACTCAACTTCATATTTGCACCGCAGGTCGCCCGGGCTCTGCCGACCTGTCGCCTTCTTCTTCGTCTTCGCGCTCGAGTTTTCTCTTGGCGGCAAAGAACGGCGGCGGCACGGGGATGTCCTCAGCCTGGCATTTCTGAATAAATTCCTCCATCAGCCAAACGAGGGAATCGGCCCTGGGCTCGTTCTCGACGTACCACGCACGCCATGAAGCCTTGAACGATAGACCACCCACCGGGAAGTGAATCCCAATCGCCTCCCATTCCGGACCTGGTTTTGCCTTTAAGAGAAAAGCAGCCGCAGTAGTTGCCTCTTCTGCTGCTCTGTCTTTGTCTTGTACTGCAGAGTCTTTATTGGATCGGACACGATCGGTAGTTCTGATCGGACATACTTGGTAGTTCTGATCGGACACACCTTGTACTTCACTTTCGGAGTGATCGGACATTTTTGTCCGGTCAGATCGGACACTTTTGTCCGGTCTCTCTGGCCACTTCTTAGACTTCTTGACCCGGATCACATAACCCATGGGGGTACGGAGCTGGGCGATGTAGCCGAAGCGAGCAAGCCTTTGGCGCCACCTTCGCGTTGTTCGTGCGCAGCATCCGAATGGGATTGCAGTGTCCTCATCACGGATAGGCTTACCGCCCAAAACAACTCCATCGAAGCTGCCGTCGGGCGTGCGCACTTCTTTTGTCGTCCAATCGACGAACAGGTCGAGGAGCCACCGCGCATCTTTGAGCCTCCCGTAGTGCTCGAAGATGCCGTTCGAGATCGGGATGCGGAAAGTTTTCGCATTGCGACCTTCTTTCTCGCTTGACGGACTGGCCGCCGATGCTTTATTTTCTTTCATGCATAGTGATCTCCGCGAGTTCCTGCCCCGCGCTCCCACGCGGGGCTTTTTATTTCCTACCGAGCCCTCACGACGTTGGGATTGTCAAACACCGGTTGAGGTCTGTTCTGTTCGATGAACCGCGGCCGATCGAGCAGGATGTAACACAGAGCGTCAACCAGATGGCGCCGCTTCTCCACCGGCGCCTGCGGGTCTTCCTTGTCGACCACGTTGCCGCGGAATTCCGCGAACCTTAGGCGGCTAATCTGGTAGGCAAACTCCTCGTTACCCTCCATGATCGTTAGCCGCGGTCGCAGTTCTTCCCTGTTGCCCACGCTATAGGGCTTGAGCTTGAGCGCTTCGTTGATCAGTTCGAAGCCGGAATTGTCGCGATTCTTTTTAGCTGGCTGGAAGTAAACGCCGACGGCGCGGTAGCCGTCGAAATAATTGTGCTCCTCGGAAACGTTGAAGCTCTTGCCCGCCACGTCCATCACACGGTACGGACGCTTAAAGCCCTTGGTCTCTTCCACAAGCTGGATTTTCTCGGCGTAATCCTTCACCGTGAAACGCTCTTTCTCCGTCCCGTCGTACTCCATCCACCAAGAAAACGGCACGACCATGTCGCCAACTCGATTCACGCCGAGCCATAGAAAAGCGTGCGCCGCCCGAGGGTGAGGGTCACAGGCCATCCACATGGTCCAATCATCGGGATTCAGCGTAAATGCGGGAACGACATGGACGCTGGGATCCCACTCAGGGAACACCAACTGGCCGCCGAGCGCGCAATAATCAATCTCGAACTCTTTGCACCAGCGGGCCTCGCTCATTCCCTTCTTGGCTTCGACAAGCCACTTTTGACCTTCGGGGGTGGTCGGGTCTTTCGCTTCATCGGCGCTGTAGTGCAGGCGAATGACATGCCAGCCGATCGACGTCATTCGCGTCGAGATTCCGCGCATCAAGTCACCCGATCTTCCGCGAGGTCTTGAAAGTAGCCAGGTTCGGCGCTGCTAACCACGTCGATGCGACCACCACCTTTTAACATCGGCTGGGCAGCACCGAGTGCTGATTCGAGATCAGGCATAAATGCAGCCTCGTCCAAGAGAAGCCCGGAACCGGTGTACTGGCGAATGATGTCGCCGCCCTGTGGAATCGCGAAGAGTTCGGAGTACGGCATTTCACTTGATCGATCCGGTCGAAAGAACCGGAGATGACAGAAGGAATACTCTGCCGGACAGAGCGCCTTGAGCCATGGCTGTTGGTTCTCCCACATGAAGAAGCAGCGGCGCAGGAGTGCATCAGCATCGAGTTCCTTCTTGCTGCTGATGAAGTTCAACCGGTTCACACCAAACTGCGTGTCATGCAGGTAGAGCGCGCACAGCGTCCACGAAGCCATGACTTGGCGGCTCTTCTCCCAGATGTTCATCCGATGGGTTTGCCACAGCCGAACGACTTCGCGGATGTACCTCTTGTCCGGAAATGGTTTCGCCTCGATCGATGGGTCGTGCTCGTCGCGGGTTTTGACCTGGGCGGGTAGTCCGGGACGTCCGAACAACCACGTCAACGGTTGTCGGCGGTAAAGCTCAGCCTTGGCCTTGACCACTGCCAGCGGATCTCTCTTGAGCCAAGCCAACAATTCCTTGGAGGACGGTGTCGGGCACTCCGCTGAGGTCGATGCCATGTTCAATCCTTCCGCCTAGCTCAACTTTTTGGGTGTACGCGCCCGCCAGTTTGGCCCACACCTCGATCGCTCGGAGCCGGACATCCAGAGCGTCCACTTCGCGTTCTGTCATCACGAGCCCATTGGAAGCGAAGAATTTCGTCTCCTTGGCCTCCAAGAGTGGGCGTAAGCATTTGTCAGCGACGTACTCGATGGTGAGACCGAGGCGCTCGAGTACTTCCGGCGTCCGTTCGGCGATGGTCTT